GCGGTGGCACGCCAACACCGGGCGGGGCCATGATGCGGGCGATCAGGGCGTCGTGCTCAGCACGGGCACGCGCGGCGTCGTCGGCCATTTGGTCGCCGATGCCGCCGATGCCAAAGGCGCCGCGGAAGTCGCCGCGGGCGATGGCGGCGAGCTGGGCGGCCATGCCGCCGATTTCGATGCCGACACCGCGAAACACAAAGGCGACCTCGGCGCCCAGCACCACAAAGGTCTGCAGCACGGTGCGGGCCGTGGCGGCAGCCAGGCTAAATTTGTCGCTCTTTTCGGCAGCCGTCAGGGTTTCATCGGCGACGGCCTGCAGGATGGGCAGCACGGCGGTGGTCAGGGTGTTGGCAAATCCCTGCTGCTGCAGGTGCAGCTTGCCCATGGTGTCGTTAAAGTTGTCGCTGGCGTTGGCGAGCTCGGTGGTCATGCCGGCGTACTGCTCGGCATAGGCGATGTTTTCACGCAGGGCGGCGCCGCCGTCGTTGAGCACCGGTATCATGTCGGCGCCGGCGCGGCCCATCACGGCGATGCTGAGGGCCACTTTTTCCGGGCCGTCGGCGTAGCCGGCAAACTTGTCGGCCATTTCGGCCATCACGGCGTCGGCGGTTTTGAGGTTTCCCGACGCGTCGGTGACGCTGATGCCCATGGCCTTGAAAGCGGCCGCCTGCTCAGGGGTGCCGCGCGCGGCCTCGGCAATGGATTTGTTGAGCTTGCCGGCGGCGCTGACCATCGACTCCAGGCTGCCACCGGCCTGCGATGCAGCAAAACCCAGGCCGCCCAGGGTGGTGACGGCGATGCCGGTTTTTTGGCTCATGTCGCGCAGGTTGTCGGCGGCATCAATCGCGCCTTTGACGATCAGGGCCAGGGCACCCGCACCAGCGCCGGCGGCCACACTCATGGCCGCACCCATCACCTGCGCATCACGGCGCATTTGCGCCATGGCCTGCTCAGCGCCCGCACCGGCGCGCTTCATGTCGGCCATGAACTTGTCAACCTCTGCCTGCAGCCTGATTTGTACGGTGTTGCTCATGGGGCGGGTGGTGTTTTGGGGGCGATGCCAAACAGGGCGGCGCGCATCAGGTCACTCTGGGCCTTGCGGTCAGGCAGGGCCACCGGGGCGTCATCTGGCGGGTCGGGCGCTCGGGTCCAATGGATAAAGTCGCCCGGCTGATAGGGCTCAGGCTTGGCGCGGGCGTCGCGGTGGGTGTTGGCCAGTAGCGCGCAGGCGCTGCCGTGGCGCAGGTCGGCGATGGCGTCGCCAAACGGCTCCAGCTGGTAATAGGCGAGCCATTCGGTAAATTCATGGCTGTTGATTTCTGCCTGGGCCTGGGCAACGCTTTTGCCTAACTCTTTGGCGAGTCGAAACCAGAATCTGCGCTCTGGCCGCTCTCGGAGTTTTTTTCGGCGGCCTCCACGGCACCGCCGGCCAGGCCATTGAGGCGCACGGCGACGGCGGCGGGGGCATCCAGGCTGGCGGCGGATTTGGCCAGCAGGGCGTCGATGTCGGCGATGCTGAACAGGCGCGCGCCATCGGCGTCGATGCAGGTGGCCGCCAGCAGCGCGGCGCTGAATTTGCCCACGGCGATGCCTGTCTGGCCCTCGGTCGGGGCGGTGGCGGCGCGGAACTCGTCACGCTCTTGGCCGCTCATGGTGCGGATGCGCACGGTGCCGCCCCAGGCGGGGACAAACACATCTTCGGTGCGCAGGTCAACGGCGCCCAGGATGGCGCTTTTGCTTAGCAGCGTCATGGCGGATTAAGCCCAGGTGACCGGGCCGGTGATCTTGCAGTCAAAGCTGCCTTTTAGCAGCGCATTGACGCCGCCGGCGGTGGGCACGCTTTTCACCAGCACGGTGAAGGTGGCCACGGCGGTGTCGGGCAGGGTGAGCTTGAGGCCGGTTACTGCGCCACTGACGCGCGCGGCCAATAGGGCGATCTGGCCGGCGTCGGCTTTTAGGCGTTTGGCCTCAAAGCTGAATTTGCCTTCGTCGACCAGGCCATTGATGTATTCCATGGCGGTGCTGTCAAGGTCGGTGGTGTCGATGTCGCTGGCGGCGCCATCCATGCCGCTGAAGCTGATCAGGCCATTGATTTTGGTCCAGGTGGGGGTGTCGGTGCTGCCGGTGTTGACGTGCAGGGTGCTGTTTTGAGCGGATATGCCAGACATGGTGGTGTCCTTTTAGGTGGGGTTGATAAGGTCGGGGGCGCCGGCGTTGACCAGGTAGCTGGCCTGCCACACCTGCGCGCGGCTGGCCAGCAGGCGGTCGCCCTCGCCATTGATGTCGGTCTGGGCGCTGGTGATGGCCAGGCCCATGTGCGCCAGGGCTTTGACGGCGGCGCTGTTGGCGATGGCTTTTTCGACGGCCAGGCCAAAGGCGCGGGCATCGGCCGCGGCGGTGGTGCTGTGGCTGATGGCGCAGTGGATGGCCAGGGTGGTGGTGCGTGCCTGGGTGTTGTCAAGGTCTATCGGGTCGGCGGTTTCGCCGCGGTCTTCGATGACGATGGCGGGCACCTCGCGCGGTTGCAGGGCATCCACGCGGTCGGCGTACACGCGCACACCGGCGGCCGTATTGGCAGCCACCAGGGTGGCCTGGATGGCGCTGATGATTTGGTCGGTGGCGCTGGCCATGCTTGCCCTTAGCTGCGCAGGTGCAGCACGGTGACGCCGGTGCCCGTCAGGCTTGGCGGCGCTGGCCAGGGTGGCGCGCGGGGCGCTGCCGGCCATGCCCATGGCCAGGGCCTGCTCGCCGTAGCCGTTGTCAAAGATGACCGACACCGCCACGCCGTCGAGCGTGGCCGCGGTGGCGTGCTCGGTGGCGTTAAAAAACGGTGTCAGGTCTTCGGCAAACATGGCAGCAGTGGCTGGCTAGGCTTAGGCGGTTAGGGCGTCTTCCATGCTGGCAAAACTCTCGGTGTGGCGGATGGCGATGTCGCAGCTTTGCAGCACGCGCACGCGCACGGTGCCGGCGGCGCCGCCGGTGTAGGGGTCCACCAGGATGTCGGTGGCGCCCCACAGGCCAATGAGCAGGTCGGCAAAGTTGCCAAACACGATGGCGCTGGCCACGCTGCTGCTGCCTTTGGTGAGGTTGCTTGGCACGGCGTTGGTCACATAGCCGGCGTAGCCGTTAAGCGGCAGGGCGCCGTCTGCCCACACGGGGCTGCCGTTGGTGGTGGCAAACTTTTCGGTGAGTTTGAGTTTGCCGCGCACTTTGGCGTTGGTCAGGTAGGCCAGGGTGCCCACATCGGCGTTGTTGGCGGCTACAGCAGACTCTAGGCCTACGATGTTGGCCCAGGTGGGTGCCGCACCGTCTGTGCCGCCTACCTGGCTGGGGGTAAGGGCGGTCAGTAGGCCGGTGGGCTCGTTGCTGCTGCCGGCGCCGCTAATGGCGGCCTGCTGGATGGCCAGGCCGATGACGGTGGCCAGGTCACGCGTGACAAAGTTTTGCACGTCGATGCTGGACTGCAGGATGAGCTGGCGGCTGATGTCGGTGTAGGCGCCGACGGTCTTGGGGCTCATGGTGACCTGGGCCAGGGTTTGCGCGCTCTCGGTGGGTGCGCCGTTTTCTGCCACCCAGTAGGCGGTGCCTGCACCAGACTGCTTAGGGATGGCGATGTTGCCGACCAGGCCGCTCATAAACTGCGCGCCCGCCTTGTCGATCACCATGGCGTTGCGCAGGATGTCGATAAAGCCGCGCAGCTCGGTGGCCACGCTGTAACCGCCGGCGCTGTTGGTGCCTACGGTCAGGTCGCGCCGCTGCACGTCGCTGGGCAGGTAGATGCCGCCGGCGCTGCGGCCCATTTTTTGGGCGACGGCCTGGCTGCACTCAAACTCAAACTCGGCAGCGCGCCGCGCGTTGGCGTCGTTGGGGTTGGCCAGGGCGTGGATGCCGCGCAGCAGGTTAAATTGCTTGGCCTCTTTTTGGGTCAGGCCGATGTCGCTGTTTGGCACGGGCTTGCTGGCCAGGGCCTTGATGGCGATTTGTTGGAACTCCTCGACGGTCTTGCCGTCTTGGATGGCGCGCATGGCCAGGTCAGCACCGCCGGGGATGGCGGAGGCTATTGCCGAGATTTCAGCGGCGTGGTTGCGCACGGGGGCGACTTCAATTTTTTCAGGCATGATAAATTTCTCTTCAGTGGATGGGGTGGGGGTGGTGGTTGCTTGCGCCGTTTCCGTCTGCTCGTCTTCGGCGTCCATAGCCTCGGATTCGGTTTCGGATTCGGTTTGCCAAACAGTGACTTGCACCGTTAGGTCTTTTTGCTCAGCGTGTGCGGGGGCGCTGCGGCCTACGCCCACACTGGCGTCAGCGGGAATGCTGACCAATGACACCTCAAAGGGCTCCCAGTCGGTGACGCGGTAGGTGTCCGTGTTTTCCCCGGTCTCGATAAGTTGCGCTTTGTGGATCATGTACCCGACACTGACGTTGCGGCGTATCCCATCCACCACGTCTTGCCAGACTTCTTCTGCGCGGGCACTTTTGCCAAAACGCACTACAGCGCGGCCTACACGGTCGGCGCCAATTTCAACGGACTCAACCACGCCAACTACATCGCGGGCGTCGT